GTAGTTTCTGCTATTTAATCTCTTGACTAAATCTATCAAAATGTATCTTGTCAAATAAATAACATTGACTTAATTTATTGTATCCACAAGATATCTTTTTCTTATAAAATTTTTCCTTAATCAATTGCTTAATCTCTAAAACTGGTATTAAATAAAGTTCATACTTATCACCATCAATTTCAAAGATGGCATAATAGTCCGCCTCTGTGATGGATATACCAGATGCTTTTTTATTACTTTCATATTCGATAAGAACATTATCCGTCTTAAACATAAACCTATCTGCTTTGACTTCATATTTGATACCATCAAGTATTAAATCAAATTCTCCTTTAATAGATTGAATACATTCTTGGTGCGGGATAAGTGTTTTAAGTTCTTCTTCATATAAATTTCCAAAAGCCAAGGTCTTCTTAAAGTCTTCGTCTTTCATTTAATATAGGGTGAGATATTTATTTAAGTTATTCAACATAATATAAGTTTTTAAAAGATATAATATATGTATAAAATAGAACCACATCATCAGCAAAAAGCAAATGAACATGGTGTAGAAATATATCCTTCAAAAAAAGGTAATTATAAATTAGATGTCTATGATAAAAAAGGTCAATACATCACAAGTGTCGGTCATAAAAATTACAAAGACTTCGTGATGTATTGGAAAGAGAAAGGACTCGACTATGCTAATGAAAGAAAGAGACTATATAACATAAGACATAAAAACGATAATGGTTTAAGGGGTTTCTACGCTAAGAATTTGCTCTGGAATTAAACTAAGATGCTTTTTAGTTTTAAAATGTCTTTCCTTATTTGCAGTTATATATGTACCGCCACATTCACAAGCAAATTTTTCATTTCTATATTCTTTAATTTTTTCTTTATTTTTTTCATAAAATTCATTTGCTCTATTTTTAATTATATCTTTATGAGTTTCGTAATAGTCTTTTGAATAGTCTTTTTGATAGTCTTTTATTTCTTCTTTATGAGTTTCACGATATTCTTTTTGTGTTCTTCCAATTATAGTTTTATTAATACAAGTAATAGTTCTAATAAAATGACCTTCTCTTGCAGTTAATTCGTCTTTTGAATTACAAGGAAATAACTCAATCAAACTAATTTTATAATTGTTTCGTTCTATAATTTGAAATGAAGTTGTAAAATTTGATTTCCCATTTTTCCAACATTTTAAATGAGTTATATGTTGTGCTAATCTTTTAGCAAGAGTTGGTTGACAAGTTGAACCAATATAAACCTCATTAGTAGTTAAACAGTCAATGCGATAAATCTTTCCGTTTTGGTAGTTCATTATCTACTGTTTTCTACTGTTTTATCTTTAAGTCTAATTAGGAATAGTAATTTTTATGTAAACATTCGTAAAGTATTTCTAATTCAGCCTTACAATTAATAAGATTTGTTTCTCTACAACATTTGTAATATTGCTTTCTAATATCAAGACAGTTGCTTTCCATTAATATATATGTATAAAAAAGATAAACCCCCTAAATATTTTCAGGTTCTCGAAACATTGGTAATTCTATTTCTTTTGGTCTTATTCCATGGTCTATTTTAAATTTATCTTCGCTAATTTCTCCTTCTGTATCACGTTCAATTTTTATACAACATAGTTCAATCTTTTTACATTTACTATCATAGCAAAGTTTTAAAGTAATTCCAACAATAGCACTTACTGACGCAACAACAAAGGATAGAAATATTTCTGATAGCATTATATATACTGAATAATTTCCTTCATTATATATATGGCTATGAAAAATTGGTATTCGGAACTCCCGAAAGATAAAGCGTTAAAGCGTGATAAGCATTTTAAATTACATCTCATCGAGCCAAATAGTATGATAACCTGTATAGGCGGCACGGGAAGTGGAAAAACGAACTCATTAATAGACTTTATCAGCCGTAAGAACGAGGCATTTCATCAAATTATCATCTATTCAGGAAGCACAACAGAAGAGCCATTATATTTATTCTTAAAACAAAAGATGCCAGAGGTAGAATATTTCAATGATATAAATGAAGTTCCTGAACTAAATTCATTTGAAGATAGCAAAGATTTAGAAAAGTTAATTGTTTTCGACGATTTCATAAATAATTCCAAAAAAGACATGAAAAAGATTAATGAATACCTAACATCAGGTCGTAAATTTGGATTTACTGTGTTTGTAATGGCTCAAAATTATACAAGTATTCCAAAAATAGTCTTACGAAATACAAACTACTTCATCATATTTAAGTTAAATGAAACTTATACGATTAATCACATCTTAAAGAACTATAACCTTTACAATATGCCAAGCGATAAATTTCTTTCATACTATCAACAAGCAACAAAAGATAAATTAAACTTTTTTCTTATCGATATGAAGAACCCTCAGTATTATTTGCGTCAAAATTGGTTAAATATCTATCCACGATAAAACTCACCGTGCAATTCTTTCGCTTTTGTATCATGAACTTCTTTGGCTTCTTCAATTGTTTTAAATGTTCCAAGATGAATCTTTTTTAAATTAACATATATTATTGCTTCATAATTACCACTTGTTTTATTTTGACGAACTCCTTTTACTCCAAGTTTATTGTTTTTTTGTATCTTTTGATTAAATTGTTGTTGTTGTTTTGTTGCCATTCTCAAATTAGAAATATGGTTATTATTAACATCTCCATCAATATGGTCTACTGATAATTCAGGATTCCAGTCTTTGCCGAAATGTTGATAAACGAGACGATGAATCATATATGCCTTATATTTTCCATTATATAAACCTATTTGATGATATCCACCACAAATAATTCTATGTTTCATTTCTTCATTTGTATTACGAGAAATAATAACACCATTATTATTAATGATGTAATTAGGAAAGCCTGAAACTGGTGAGAACATTACTATATATACATTTCAGTCTTTATACTCTAACCATAAAGCAAATGAAAGAGAACAACTTCATTCTTCTGTCGCTGGTTTGAAAACAAGTCGAGGAAACATTTGTAGGCTCTATCTTTATCTTTTTTGCCTTGCATAAACTTTAAAAATGCACAGCAATAATAGCCACAAGAACTACTATTTATTGATTGCAATTGCTCTTTTGAATAATTGTAATCTTCGCCTATTAAGTCTTCTATGGCTTCTGGGGCTGGAAAACCGTATGAATCCATCCAACCATACCAATTACCATCACGAATAAGAGCACACCAATGACTCTGTCCGTTTAAATTTACGATAGTATTTCCTTGTTTAACTTCTGTCATTTCGGCAGCTATTTCGCACCCATTACATGGAATGTCTAATTTCTTTAATATATCGTCAATTTCTACATCACTTAACTCATTCATTATATATTATACTTTGAAAAGTATAGCAAACTCTTTAAAAAGGAGGTTCGGAACCTTTGGTTCTGACTTACATGGAAATCATACCAGTCTCGACATTGACCACTCCGCGATTGAGGTAGAAAGTGAAAACCAAGATATCAATCGCCACAGCACTGTTGTTAGTGAAACTGATAGACAAGTTTCGCATTGTTGCCTTGTCGGCTTCTGTACCTCTTGCCAAGCTGCAATAGTATAGACGATAAGCACTTTCCCAGTCTTTTTGCGATAGAATACCCTGCGAGAGTCCCATTTCAGGAACAACCGTCTCGGCGATGGATACCTGCTCCAACCATGATTCGAAAGTGTAGTAGAGAGATGATGAATCCAAGACTGATGTCCCCCCCAAAGATACATTTAGGTTAATTAACGATAGGGGTGCGTTCGTTGCGGGTGCCGTATCATAAGGGCTTTGATACTGCGAAAAGCCAAGTGTGGTAGAGCCGCCACTTACTGCACCATTAGAAAGACGGTTCTGTCCTGAACTGATGAAAGGCACAATGAGAATACCAATCGGGTTCTTAATTCCTGACTGAACAAGCTGCGAAAACGTTGACCCAGCACCAATTCCGTTGTATTGATTGAAGATGAAGTTCTCGAATACAATTTCTTTGGCAGAGTTCTCGGTAATATACTTTTGAGCAACAGAAGGGTCAAGCTTAATCTGCGAGTAGTAAGCACGGCACGATGGCATAGGATGCCTTGGAGGTCCTGACAAGTTTGAAGTCCCCCCAGTAATAGCAAGACTGGTAGTAGGAACATTTGAAAGATAAAGACCACAAGCAAATTGTGTCATCGTAGCCGCCAAATTACACGCTGCGGCTGTGGCACTTGGAACATAGTTAACAGTCAAAGGGCAAGTATTCGTAAAGGTATTCGTAGTAGGATAGCCAAGCCCAAGAGTTGCACCAGAGCCAGTCACTGGGACTACAAGGGAACCAGTATTAACATACATGCGAATTTGAAGGTCGAGTTTACGCACAAGACCCAATTTATCCATTACATCGGTAAGGTATCGAAGAGGAAGAATTGCGACATCATACCAGACCATCTTTGTCCCGCTTAGCTGGTAGTAAGGACGGAACTCATTCGTAAGAGTAGCTGCGGTAGCGAGAAAAGGGGCAACCGCACCCGTCGTCTGTGCTGCACCATAAATGTTTTTGGAAGTCGCAGCCGCTGCGGTTGCCGCGGTAGAAGTAACTCGTGCGATACGCTTTGCAAGTCCTGCATTTGCTACACCGTCATTTTGCACTGCGACTGGTATACTCTGCGCGCCAACTGAAACACCTGTCGAGTTATAAGGCGTATTGTTACACAACCCAACACCTGCCTGACTTGCTGCCGCAACAGTAAAAAAGGAAGGTGCATCACTACTATCAATAACATCACTCATTCCAAGAGAAGGGGCTAAATTACGCAACTCATTCGCGGTCATCTGTGAAAGTATCTTGAAGTTTCGAGCAACGTTAGTGAAAGGCTGCGAATCAGCAACTATCTTACCCCCAGCCTGAACTTCAATTTGATGAACGAGATGATGGTAGCCATTTTTAAGAGCAAGAAGAGTATTAGCACCCGTAGTAGGAGCAACGGCTGCCGCAAGGTCAGTGTAACCTTCCGCAACCATGATGATTGGCAAAGTGATAAAGAGGTCAGCGGAATCGGTAAAGCTTCCAGAATTGTAGATGCTCGAAAGGTCGAACTGCACTAAACTCTGTGTAGTGTTAGTGTATACACCCGAGTTAATATCATTCAAGTTATTCCAAACTTTTTTCTGATACGGGGTGTAACGGCTCACGCCCTGAACTTCCTCACTTTTAGCGAACGCAAAATTGTCAGTTTGAGCCATATATATTATACATTAGAAAATAATTCAGAAAACCGAGGTTTTCCGAACCTTTCCTTTTTATCTTTTTAAAAAGGTTTGCTATACTTTCTCAAAGTATATGAGTTCTGGATATTCCACTATAATTATCTCTTTTGTCATATCTTTTTTTAAAAGATATTATATATGTCAGCGGAAGAGTTGAATGCAAGAGATATGGCAATCGAGGAGCAACTTAATTTTCTTTCTAAACAAGCAGCCCCCAAGGAATTAGCAAACAAACCCTTAAAGATTAAGAGCGAAGTCACAAAAGACATGGTTGATGACTTCAAGGCAGAGCAAGAAGGGTCTATCTTTCACCCGCCGTCAGTGCTTCCAGTGCTGGAAACGTTTCACCCTGTGGCAGTTCCTGATAAAGGGCAAATTAGCGATGATAAGATAGGACTTTTAGGATATATTAAAGACATTGAAAAAGAAATATCTATACGTATTCGTGAAAGAGAACGAGTAAAGGAAACATTCAATAAAGAGATATCATTGTTAGACCTCATACGATTTAATAAAAAGTCTTCTGTTCGTGAAACATTAGATGCAGAAAATGAAAGAAATGGGATGATTCAAGACTTTGAAGCAACAATAGAACGATTAGACCGTGAAATCGCCGAGCTTGAAATTGTAAAAAATAGATTAATTGATAAAATTAACCTATTAGATAAAACTCTTAATCGAGTGGATGAACTTAAACAGGAAAACGAAGGAGAAAAAGCACGTGTTGAGCGTGTAAATAAGGGTGCTATTAAGACGTTTGAAAACGAAATAAACGCACTCAATAAAGGTATTAATATTAATCAACAGGTAGGCGAAAGCGACGAGGACTATTTACAGCGTATCGAGAATATGAAAGGGGCAAGATACTCGCAAGAAGTAATAACACAAGCAGAAACCTTTAATATTAAACGTTTTAAGACCAAGATGAAGGAAATAATGACTATTCCAGAGCATAAATTAGAGAAAATTATTAAGTATTTGGAAAAAGATAATATGCTTTATGAAGCGAATAAAAAGTTTCCTCTTATTAAGACAGCTATCGAAAAGACTTATGGTGTAAGTCCTCGTTTTACAAAACCAAATGATGAAGATGACTTATACATGTTTATTTATAATACAATTACAAAGCAATTTCAAGAAAAAGAAGAAGGTCCAGTAGTTGTCGCAAGTGTCGCAAGTAAGAATAGCGACCTATTAGCAAAGTCAAAAACTGGCTTTATTCCTAAATCAAAACTAATGGCTATTTATTCATCTATTACTGGCAAAAAGTCTTTTGTTGGAACAGCACCGCAATTAGCTAACGAAATTATTCGTTTACGAGAGTTAGAAGTTCCTACTGATGCAAGAAGTGTCAAAACTTATACAAGTGCATTAGTTGGTAAACCGTTTTCTCTTGGAGAAGCACCAGAACAAGATTTAGGAGGGTTTCCTACGCCTAAAAAGAAAGGACGACCTACCAAAGAAGAAGCAGAATATAAAAAATTGGTAAAAGCAGGAGAACAACGAGCAAAACAGCAAGAAGCACAAGACTTTTTATCACGGATAGGGCGAGAAAGTAAAGATATAACTACTTCTGCATTTGGCGAACCTATTAAATATAAAATAACCGAAGGAAGTAAGCAAATAAGACCAAATTTGCTAACAAGAATGAAGGAATACGAACAACGACAGGCAGCGTTACAAGATGTAAAGCCACCAAAAAAGTCAGTTCAGACTAAACTACCCTTCGCAAAAGGCAAAGGAGTTGAACGTGAGTTCTACCCTAAACTTGTTCCATTTGGTGCTATCATGATTTCACCTGCACAACTCTTTTATTACAAGTTGTTACGGGTTCGAGAACCAAGTAAACATTCTATTCGTGGAATGCCTGACGTTCGCGTTAGTGAAGATATGGTTCACATTCTCATGAAAATTATCAATGGAGGAACGCCATCTATGACTGAATTGAAAGCATTAAGTGAAGATGAAAAGACTATTTATGACGCAATCATCATGAAGGCAAAACTTCACAAAGAAATGCCAAATACTTATGAGCAAAGTATTCAATCATCTATTAATAAATTGAAGAAACGTCTTGAACTATGCGAAGGCGAATGGAAAGCTGGAAATGATAACACACTCATTAAAAAGGAATTGAACTCTATCATTCGACAACTGACTGAACTGAAAGCTATTAGCGAAGTAGATGGACGTAAATATTTGAAACAGTTCTAAATCAGAAACTACGTTTCCGAACCTTCCTTAAAAGTGTTGTTTCTGTAAATAAAAAGTAGGAAAATACGCATTTTCATAAAAGGAAGGTGCGGAAACGTAGTTTCTGCTTTATTTTATATGTTTAATATATAATGTATTCAAAAGCAGGAGTAGCACCATTAAGCGAACATCAAGTGAGGCGACTTATCAAAGGGCAGGGGGTAAGTATTAAATCAGGTTCTAAACATGCTATTCCAATGTCGAAAGAACAGATGAAAAAGTTTGAACGAGCAAAGAAGGCAGGGAAAGGTATGGTCATTACTCTTGACCCTTATCAACAGCAAATGTGCGGAAGTGGCTTTTTTGAAGATGTCCGCCCAGCGACAGACTTCCTTAGGCCGTTAGCAGAGGCGAGCCGTGACCGAGCCATACGTGAAGTAGGCCGTGGCTTTTTTGAAGATGTCCGCCCAGCAACAGACTTCCTTAGGCCGTTAGCAGAGGCAAGCCGTGACCGAGCAATTCGCGAAGTAGGCCGTGGCTTTTTTGAAGATGTCCGCCCAGTGACTGACTTCCTTAGGCCGTTAGCAGAGGCGAGCCGTGACCGAGCAATTCACGAAGTAGGCCGTGGTATCGATAGTGATATGTTTGAGGCACGACCTGCTGTAATGCCTGACTACCGTATTCCAAGGAAGTCTATACGACCTGCTGTAATAGGTCGTGGTTTTGATGCAGTTGCGTTTGAGGCTGCAATGAATCAAGGGGTTAAAGATATTAAAAAAGCAGCAAAAGAAGCAAAAGCGAAAAGAGAAGCATTGCAAGGTTCGGGAATGAAAAAGCGAGGACGCAAACGTGGCAAGGGTTTCTTCGAAGACTTGGGTCGTAATATTACGCAGACCTTTCAACCCGTAGCAGATGTATTTAGACCTAATGCTGAGGCCGAACAATTTGGTAAGCAAGTGGCCTCTGAACTCATTCACAAAGGCCTGCCTATTGCTGGGTCAACGCTTGGAGGAATTGGCGGGACTTTTGCGACGGGGGGGCCTTTGGGTGGAATGGCAGGCTCGTATGCTGGCGAGCGTATAGGTGAGGAATTGGCACGAGAAACAGGAAGGCGTACTGGTTATGGTGTTCGTGGTAAAGGTCTTATGAGCGAGGCTTTTGCTATGGCGAAAGCAAAAGGTAAAAAGATGGCAAAAGAAGCGGTTGGAAAAGCAAAAGCAAAGGCAAAGGAGTTGGTTAATCAGTATCTCGATTTAGGCGAGAAGGAAGCCAATGACCTTATTGGCTCGGGAAGTTTTGGCGGAAATAAAAAGAAAGTTGGCGGGGCGATGCGTCGCAAATTGAGGGGGAAGGCTCTTCTTGTCGCGTAGAAACTACGTTTCCACACCTTCCTTTATACTTTTCAAAGTATATATATATGAGAGGTCGTAGTGTTAAAGTCTCAACTCTTGAAAAGATGCTTAATGCTTCCTATGCAAAAGACCGCCCGAAAGAGATTGATGGTTATCAACTTGATGAAGAATTATCAGTTCCTACGGTTGCTGTTTATTTCAGCCCTGCAACACGTAAAGCCAAAGTAATTCATCGAGGAACAGAAGGCACTATTAAGGACTGGCTTAACAACGTTCATTATGCTGTTGGTAACTATGTCAAAACGGATAGGTTTAAAATATCCAAAGAAGTTCAAGATAAAGCAGAAGCGAAATACGGAAAAGCAAATATTGATACAATTGGACATTCACAAGGTGCTATTCCAAGTCGTCTTTTAGGAAATGATACTGCCAATGTGATTGAGTTAAATCCTGCGTATATGGGTGAAAAACATTTAGCAAATCAACAGACTATTCGTTCTTCACGCGACCCTGTTTCAATGTTAAAAATGTTCTCGAAAGCAGGTAACGACATCATCATACCCGCAAAAAGCTTTAACCCTTTAACTGAACACTCAATCGATGTATTAAAGCGTCTTCCACAAGACCAAATTATAGGACGAGGACTAAAAGGTTTAAAGTTT